TTGCCTTTATTCGCTGGATGGAGGGGGAGAAAGAGGAACTGGTTTAGAAAGGAGAACTTGGAATGAACCCAGTACAAGAGATCAAGCAACGCCATGACATGGACATCCTGCTGCGGGCCATTGCCCCAGCGGCCAGAAAGCGCCAGGAGGCCCGGCGCAGAAGGGAGATGGGGAAAAGCCGGATCAATGCCGCCTTGGCCCGCCGGGGCATTCCCTTCCGCGTGGTATGAGGGGCGCGGTGTATCGTCTCTGCCGCCGGTGTAAGCAGCGGTGGAACGTGTCCGCCCTGGAACCTGGAGAGAAGGTATATCTCTGCCCCAGGTGCGAAAGGGGGTGGGTATATGGTGAAGATCAACGGGGTCAAGGTGCAGACCGAAGGGAGGAAGCCATGGGCCGACGCGCCCCCTGAACCCATCCCCGGACAACGCCGAAAACGCAATGGAATCTACCCTGGATGGGATTCCCCGGAGAAAATCCAGCAGTGCTTGCACTGTACCAATCCAGATTGCAGCGGGCGTTGTCCGAGTAAATCAAGGAAGAAGGTAGGCCGTCCCCGCATCCCCATGCCGGAGGACTTCCCAGAGAAGGAGAAGCTTCTTCGATACCATGAGCTGATCGACCATTACGGCGTGAATACCACGGTTATCACCCGATGGAAAAAAGAACTCTGTGGAAAAGGCGAAAAATAAACTCTGCCGGTTTGCAGCACCGGCAGAGTTCAGAAAGGAGAATACTTGAAAAAATAAGCTATGTTTCTTCCGCTTAACTTTATTGTAACAAAAATTGGAGGTTTGTCAAGATGGAGGAACGAGTAAACTTTTTCCCTAAAAAGGTGGTCGTAGAGGTTTCTGCCAGAACATGCCGGAACTTTATCCTGGACACGTGCCTGGATGACTTCATGGACTACATGTTCTTATATAACAGCTTCACCATGTCGGCCTATCTGGATGAGAAGATCGATCTATTCCAGGAATACCTGGACTGTGGCGAAAAGGGGGAATGACTTATCGGGATTCCAGTTTTGATTTATGGCAAGAGCGGGTCTGGCAAATCCCGTTCCCTGAAAAACTTCGCCCCAGATGAAATCTTTTTGATTAACGTGGTGGGGAAGCGGCTGCCTTTCCCCGGGACCTTCCGATACCAGATGAAAACAGACAGCTATCAGACCATTACCAATGGGCTGCAAAAGATGCCCACCAAGACCGCTGTCATTGATGACGCTGGGTACCTTTTGACGAACACCTTCATGAAAGGTCATTCCGCACCCAAGGCGGGAAGTTCTACGTTCGACCTCTACAACGATATCGCGGACAATTTCTGGCGGCTGCTGATGTTCATTCAGGCGCAGCTTCCAGAGGATGTCATCGTCTATATCCTCATGCACGAAACCACATCTGACTTTGGAGAAACCAAGCTGCGGACCATCGGAAAGCTGCTGGACGAGAAGGTTTGCATTGAGGGGATGGTCACCATCTGTCTGCGCTGCATGGTGGAGGGCGACCGCCATTTCTTCCGTACCCAGTCCAGCGGGGCAGACATTTCGAAATCACCGGAAGGGCTTTTCGATCTGGAAATTGAAAATGACTTAAAATGCGTCGATGATGCTATCCGCAAATACTGGAATCTCGGCCCTTCTGGAACGTCTTCGGAGGGACCTGCTGATGGCTGAATTTTCCCGCGGAGTAAAAGAATATATCCGCGCCCGCGCCATGGTCGAGGTAACGTTTCCCGTTGACTTTAAGGACAACGCGGACATCAGTTGTTATCAGTGCAAATACTACCGCCGCAACTACCGCAGCTGCGGCCTCAATGGGGAAATTTGCGAGTACCCAGACAAATACATCGGGAGCAGATGCCCCCTTATATTTTACACAGAGGAGGAACAAAGCGAATGATCCAAACACCGGAGAACAAAGCTGACATCAATGAAGAATTAGACAGGCTGTTAAAGTCCTGTTTAAGACTTATCCATTACCAGGAAGAAGTCATTTTCTCCATGATCGGTATTCTGGATACAATCCGAAATGAATTAAATCAAAAATCGTAAACTTTGATTTCTTGAATTTCGAGCAGACCATTTCTTTCTGATGCTGTTTGAATTGTATCCATCAAATGTTGAATGTGCCCCATATCCCTATACTCTGCTGCTTTGCCACATAACGGACAGATTATTTCATGGGTATCATTCATGGACCGGTCAATGTGGATTGCTTTTTTGCAATATTTACATTTGCAGACAAACGAAAATACCATAACGTTTTTCCTTTCGTAATTGTAAAAGATAATTAATTTTACCACGAAATGAAGACGAATCGCAAGGAGGAAAAACCATGATTCAAAAGCCGAAAAATTGGGATTCCGTGCAGGAGTTCTCTGACCGCCCCAAACTCCCCCTGGATGCCTATGTCTGCCGGGTCAAGCAGGTATCCTTTGCGGATACCAATTATGGCCCACAGCTGCTGATCCTCTTCGACATTGAGGAGGGGGAGCAGAGAGGGTTCTTCTCCAAAGAGTTTAAGGCCAACACCATGCAGGACAAAAAGTGGAAGGGGGTTCTGCGTCATTTCCTGCCCAAAGACGATGGGACCGACAAAGACGAGCTGACAAAGAGTTCTTTCAAAGGCTTAACCACCGCCTTTGAGCACTCCAACCCCGGGTACACCTGGAATTGGGAGGAGACTTCCTTGGTGGGGAAACTGGTTGGAATCCTCTTCCGGAATGAGGAATGGTCCTACAACGGGAAAACCGGCTGGGCGGTGCGTCCTTTCCGCGCCATGAGCGCAGATCGGGTCCGCAGCGGGGAATACACCTTGCCCCCGGACAAGCCCTTGAAGAAGGCTCCTGCGCCCTCTAACGGCTTTGCTTCCATTCCCGATGATGGGCCCTTGCCCTGGGACAATGACGGTGGTGACGGACCGCTGCCGTTTTGAGAAAGGAGTATAACATGGAAAAATTGCTGTTGACCCGGAAAGAGGCCGCTCAGGCCCTTAATATCAGCGTGGACACATTGGACAGGTTGAGAGCAGCCAAGTTCATTCAAGGAATCAATATTGGCGCCCGGGTTTATTTTCCCCCGGAAGAATTGAAAGCCTTCTTATCCAAACGCGGGGGTTCTATCTTGGACTTTGGGATTCGTTTATGATGTCAACAGGGAAGAAGGCAAAAGATGATTACACTTTCTTTCACAGAAGAGGACAGGACGTTGCTTCTCAACCTCTCCAGCATCCAGCGAGATCGGGTGTTTTTCGCCCTTCTCGCTGGGGGAGAGGCAGCAGAGGATTGGGGGGAAGTGGAACGAGATTCCTTGACATCAATCCGAAAGAAGATTGCGGCCCGGAAAAAGACTGCGGACAGGGTAAAAAAGTATAGAGAGCGTTACTGTAACCGTTACAGTAACAGTTACAGTAACGCACCCCCGCCCTCTCCTCCCCCCTTTCTTCCCCCTTCCTCTCTTTCCCCTGAAACCCCTATCTCTCTATCCCCCTATAATCCCCCTTTCTCTCCCACCCCCCCACGTAAAAGGGCGCGCGCGAAAACGGAGAAGAAAAAAACTGCCGGAGAATCCGAACAAGGGCCCAAGGTCCAATGGGCGGAGTTTGTTTCCATGACCAATGCCGAGCACCAGAAGCTGCTTGACACTCAT